AATAATAAATATCATTCAAGAACAACTGATACTTGAAACTAAACATATTAGATGAGCTTACTGATTGCGCATCATCATACTGAAATACTTTGTTAATGCCAATAATATCAGGAGGAACTTGCAAATAATTACTATTTTCGTAGTAAGTGAAAGTAGTTGCAGTTCCAACAATATCTGTAGTGGCAGATGTTGAAGCAATACCTACCTGCTGACCACCAGCACCAGGTGGTCTTGCTTTTCCTCTATCAATATCGTTTTGAGTAATAGCATACTTCAAATATACCTGAGTAACACCATCATAATGCCTCTGCTGATACATCTGAATTGCGTCATCAACCAAGTCACTGATTTGCTCATCAGCAATATTGATTTCTAATACGGGAGCACCTAACTGTCGCAGGGAATAATCAATTAATTCTTGTCTAGTAGAAGGCTGCGCCATTTATATGATGTAACTTTTTTTCTATTTATCAACTCTGAAGGGCCTTGCGTAACAGTTGCTTTATTTCATCAAGATCACTCTTGATGTTTGCCATTTCAATTTCCATATTCTCAATCTTCTCTTTTTCAGAGTTCATTTTGCTTCTGGTAGAAACATAAGATTCAAACTCAAGACGGTTTTTGTTGACAATAGCATTTGTGTTGCTATCTCTGTAAAAACCGTCCTTTCCTTTAACTGGGATAAGAGTCATATCAAGCGAAAGCAATTGCTCTGAGATTTCTGAATTGTGGAACAATTGCAGAGTTTGTAGAAGTTCCAATGATTTTGATTCTAAATGATGTAAATGGTGCCAATTTTTCTGCGCTGAACTTATAATCAGTAAAGAGATTCAATGATGGATCTGGTTGATACTGATCAGTCTTTGCGACATAGGTGTCAGGTGAACCATCATTATTTGCAGGGTTGATTACTTGACCACTTGCATCAAGGTTAGCATAACCTGGGAAGGGAACAAATACTGTCTCATCTACATCAGTTTCTTGATTCAGCGCGTAGAAGACTCTTACATCATTATATGTGCTTACATATCCATCAAGAAGAACTTGCAGAGAAGAAGCAGGATTCTCAAGAATAATATTCTTGGTTACATAGACAAATCTATTTGGATCTTCTGTTACAGTGTTAACTTGCAGGTTGGTTGCGTAGTTAGTGACAGGTTGGTTTGTTCTGTTTGAGGTAAAGATGACCGCGCTGTTGTTCAGATCAATTGCAGGACTCAACTTAGAATCACCAGTTGCAAGATTCATATTCATAGTAAATGATTTGTTACCAGGCAGTGTAGTAGTATAATTGTTCTCATTGACTTGAGAAGCAACAACTCTTGCAGAATCAAAGTAGTTCTTCTGATTAAGAGCAACTGATTGGAAACCTTTATCAACGAAGGAACTTTCTGTTCCATTGATGCTTGAACCAGTTACGGTTCTTACAGAAGCACTCAGAGTTACGCCTGTTGGGGTTGTGGTTCTGACATTGGGGATAATCAGATCAAATGGCAGGTTGTAGGTTCCCTTAGCATTTGGTCCACCAGCAGTCTTAGCAGTGTTAAAGTGCAGTTCTGGGAATGCGGTCTGTGAAGAAGATCTATCTGTTCCATTATCAGTGTCTGACATATCAATCTTGACATGATAAGAATCAAGAGTGATTGGGTTAGAAACAGTTACTTCATTCAGATTGTGCTCAGTGTTAATTCTTCTGAGTGATACACCATCAAGTTCATACTTGTAAACCAGGTCACTAGATGTATGATTCTCAACCAGAGTATTATCAATGCCTCTTGTGATCCCTGTAAGTGAACCAGCACCAACGCCAGTGTATCTGATGATCTCACTACCAATCTTGGCATAACCAGGATTTGTAGATGCGACACTTACATTTTCAAACGTTCCGAAGATAGATGTTGTTGCAATAGAAATATCACCTGTGGCACTGCTATTGTATGGAGAACTCAGAGTGGTTGGCGTTTGATCTGACTGAATGCTCTTCAGAGTGACCAGGTTTGTATTCTGATACATGCCATGATTTCTCTGGAAGATCTTAAGATGCAGACCATCAGAATTAATTCTGATTGGGGACTGTGGAACAACATTACCCCCAACAGAAAAATTGAGTGTTGTTGTGACTCCACTGTTGTTGACATACTTGAGGAACTGACCTGCTGAAGTACCAAATCTGCCTTGAACTTCTTCAATGATCAATTCATTGTTGCCAGAGATTCCAGCAACAGAAAGTCTCATTCCAGATCCAAGACCCTCAGTTCCAACTGTGATTGGTGTCAGAACATCACCGACAGAATAACCCTTTCCACCTTCAGTGATTGTTGCGCCAATAGCAACACCATCCTCAATCAAGATACTTGCAGTAGCATTCAGACCACTACCAGTGACACTTGTAAGAGCAACACCAGTGTAAGAGAAGGTTCCTGAGGCAGGTGTGAAACCAATACCAGCGTTGGTGATTGTCATGGTTCCAGTTGCAGAACCACCATAACCTACCAGTGAACCAGTTCCGTCTGTTCCTTCCTGAAGGATAGTGTTGCCAAATGCTAGACCAGCATCCTGAAGAGTTGTGCCAAGACCAACTCTAATGTTTCTTGGAGTGATTGTGACACCATTAGGTGTGATTCTCTCCAGGTCAGTTGGGAGTTGTGGGTTGAAGAACTGAACAGAACCATTTGCAACAAACTCTGCTCTGTTAAGGGTAAACTTGAGGTCCTCATACTGACTTGGCGTCCAGACAGCAGCGTTCTGTGACTTGAACAGCGAACCAAGCAGATTCTGAGAGGAAACAAGAACTTGACCTGCCTCCGCAGCAAGAGTTCTTACATCAGACTCACCAAGTCTAGAGATCCAAACTCTGTATTCTGTTGAGTGTGACAACAGAACCAGTGCATACTCTCTACCACCAGCAAGATAAACAGGAGATTCAAAGTTGATTCTGGTTGCAACTGTTGCATCATCAGAAGTCGTGATATTTGCTGGTTCTACATCAACTTCAGAATAACCAAGGATTCTCTGAGTTGGTGTTCCAAGATCAGTCTCACGAAGTTGAACTGTAACGGGCAGTGTATCATCCTTAGCAGAGAAGTATACATCAACACTGGTTACATATACGCCAGACTCATCATCGACCAGGAAGGTTTGTGCCAGTGGGTCAACTCTTCTTGGGGGAGCAGGTCTAGGAATCTGAACACTTGCAGAAGCACTTGCACCAGCACTATCACCAATGCTTCTGGTTTCAACAAAACTATCATCAATTTCAACTCTTGCATTTCTCAGTGAGAGTGTAACTTCTTGAGTATTGTCAAGATCGCCTTGTGAGTAGAAGATTTCTTCTGCTTCTGTTGTTGTCTGACCCTGAACTTGTGAGTTTGTTGGGCTGCTAGTCAGTCTGAATGTAGTTCTACCAGTCTCAAATGTTGGGTTTGCAGTATTGGTTGCATCAGGAACTCTGTATGAACCAATCAGGGTGCCAAGTCTATCAGATACCAGTCTTACGTTAGTAACTGTTGCTTGTGCTCCACTGCTCTGACCTCTGAGAATCATTCCAGTTGCCAGATAACCAGCAAACTGAGGTGCTTCTTCGGAAGCAAGACTAAAGGTATCAACGTTCAGAACTGTTGAGGTCTCAGAATAGGTTGCGGGGAGAGTATTGTTTCTATCGTATGGGTTAGAATCAAATGTGTCAGATGGATTGTTATAAGGTCCATACTTGTGGTTTGCAGATGCAACTCTGAATGCAATAGAAGGAACACCACTATCAATGATCTGAGAGGTGTTATCGCCCATTGTGCCCTGAACTGTTTCACCAACTGTAAAGGTGCCAGCAGTCATTTCAATTTCTACCAGTTTGGTCAGGCAGAAGTTGTTAACATCTACATTATCAAAGAATGTATAGAGTCTTGTGTATGGCTTCAGTTTGGTTGCGGTGAACTGAATGTTACGCGACCTCATGAAGTGAATGATATTTCTGTTGACGATTCTGTCACCCAGAGATTCTGTATCAATAACTTCAGTTACAGTATTTTGTGTTCCTCTTCTTTGCTGACTGAGGTTGACTCCAACATTGCCGTTCACACCAACATTAACATTGGTGTCATTAGCACTTGAGCTCATTCCAAGACTGAAGTTGACATCAACACCAGTGGTCTCCCAAGAGTTCCAAAGAACAGGACTTACACCCTGTCTCAGACCATCAACTTCTGAAATGGTTTCAACTCTCATTGCATCTGCAACAGCGTTGAATGAACCTTCTTGCAGAACATCTCTGACTTCCATTCTGTTGACATCAATCCAGATATCAACAGTTGGTTCCAGTGCAACAGATCCATTGTAGAATGTAACCAGATAAGGTGTTACGCTCTCAGATCTGGTAGCAAATGGTTGATCTAACCACTGAGTCTCAGTGTAGTCAAGAGTTACAACCTGACCAGTTCTCTTAGTATTAGTTCCAAGAATATCAGCAAATCTAGAATCCTGATTTGCAGCAGTTGTGGTTCCAATACCAGCAATGGTTGTGTTACCAATCTCAAGATTGACTGCAGTTGTGTAGTGTGCAGGTCTCAGAATTCTCTTTCTGGTATCAATACTGTTTCTAACACCAACACCAGAATCTTGTGGTTCAGTAGTTGAGAAGTTGTCAACAAATACGCCAGACTTGAATCTGTTGAATCCATTTGCATCAGATACAAACAGGTTCAGAGTGTCTGCCTCAAGTTGATTCAGTTGAGTGTAATACTCAAGGTTCTTGATTCTCTGCTCCAGTTTGGAGATATCGGACATTTGATATCTCTTGTGCTCTACAAAATCTACCTTTGCATCAGAGGTCTTGTAGAGATATGCTGGCAGATAAACGTTGGCAATGTTCAGACCACCATTGACTTCTTCTGGAAGTTGTGGTTCATCGGCAGGTGTTCCATACTTGACGGAGAAGTTACCATTCTTGTCAATATAGATTCTATCTGCTCTTGCCAAATAGTAGTTGTAACCAACAGTGATAGACTCATCAGAAGCAAGAACTTCCTTAGAACTATGTTGACCACTAGTGAAGGATCTTCCATCAAACTCAAATGGCGATCTAGCGCCAGCAGTAACACTATACTCACTAACTCTTGGTCTACCATCAATAATATCAGTGTTTCTTACATCATTGATTGATGCAATCTCTGTGGTATAGTTGAAGTCAGTGTATGAATTTGCAAGTGTGATATCTCCAGTATCTGAAGACTCATAGTATGCATTATCAAAGTAAACTACAAGTTTTCTAGAAGGTGCAGAAGAATTTGGTTTTCTTACCAGTCTTGAGATGTCATAGATTGAATCTTTTTGACCATTGAAGAGAGTAAAGTCTGATGTAACATTTTTGCTTCCAATATTGATGCTATTAGCAACAGCACTTACACCAGAAGAAACAAAGTTAATTACTTCACCATTTTGGAAAACCGTATTATTCTTATAAGTAAATCTGATATTAGTATCATTGACTCTTACAAGATATGTTGCTCTTGCACCACTAATTGTGCCAACAATCTCTTCACCAATGATAAGGTCATTTGTTGTTGCGGTAGGACCATCCATTGATCCTGCAATCATTGATGGTGCAACAGGAGTAGTTGTGTCATTAGACTCAAATACACCATGAATCTTGATAACATCAGGAACATTCAACGAGATAACAGGGTCCTGAACTCTTGTTCCAAATGCAAATGTGCCGTATGTCAGACCATCATTCAGAGTGGTTGATCCTGTTCCAGAAGCAGAAACAGAAGACTTATCAACGATCAAACTATTAGCAACAAACTTTCTCTTAGTCTTTGCAGTAACTTGACTCTTTCTAAGAGTTGCAATTACAACAGTGCCGCTATCATTGGCACCAAGACCATTAATTGTTAGTTGAGTTGAACCACTTGTAAAATCAAACTTATCTGCAGTCAGTGCTTCTGTTGAACCATCAGACCTGATAACAATGTATCTCTCTTCATCAAATGGCAGGAAGACTTCATCAGTGCCTGCAGAGAGAGTTGCAGTTGAGTTATTAGTAATAGTTGTGCTATATTGTTTTCTAACTACAATACTTGCACCATTCAGATCTACAGAGGAAATATTGCTCTTGGGGAATCTGCTAAACAGAGTTGCATTTGAAGAAGCATTGCCACTTCCAGCATTTCTCTGATATTTTGACTCAACAGTAGTAAGATCGGTAACTTCAGTTGCAGAGGTAGGAAGTGCACCGTCTCTGAAACCAGTAACAGTTGTAACCGCCTCAATAGTGAAGGAAGAATTATTGACTCCTGTTACTCTACCAAAGGAAGGAATACTATTTGTGGGAATTGAGTATTGAACCAAACCACCAGTTGTTACGATACCTGGGAATGTGAAACCAGGTGAAGATACTGTTGAAATGCCACCACTTGCAGCAGTAATTGATGCAATACCAATGGTTCTGACTGGATACTGGATCAAATCAGCACTAAATGTTGTTCCACTACCAACAATACCAAAAACGGACTTGACATTAGACAGTTCGTTATTTGTCAGGTTTGTAACTGATCTTGCATTGGTATCTACACCATTGAAGAGAAGTCTTTCACCAATGAAGAAGTCACCTTGAACATCATATGCAGTCAGAGCAGTTCCAGCACTAACATCAAATCTCAAGAATGCACTAGCACCACTAGATTGACCCTGAATAAAGGTTGGAGTGGTAAGTGTAACTGCTTCATTGACAGTTACATCAGAATATGTCTGAACATCAAAGAGAGAAAGGTCCCATTGATTCAGATCTGGAGTTGTAGTATCATATGAACCAGACTCAAGGGCAAAATCATAGATTCTAGCAACACCAATTTCATTACCAGGTCTTGTAGTTTGTGTTCCACCGACTCTTTGGTCTCTCAGACTCAAAGTGTTGGTTGTATTGAATCCAATTGTAGCAGAACCAAAAACTCTATTGACTGAGAATGTTGGACCAAAACCAAAATTGACTGACTGACCTTCAATCAGATTTGTAGTTCTTGGTTTTGGAACATCCAAGAAAGTAGATGCCTTTTTGGATACTTCATATCCTCTTACATATGCTCTACCAGGTGAAATCTTGTAAATGGCAAGATTGTCATTTGGAGTTTGTCCACCATCTGTTGTTTGATTGGCATTATAGACACCTCTATTGCCAAAACCGTTATTCAGACTCTCTCTTACAGTGGATACAAACTCTTTGATATAATAATGACCAGATTCATCAAAAGTTCTCTTTGCAAGTTCGTCACCAAGTAAATTATAATCAGTTGCAGTGACAATATCTCTCAGAACACCATTTTTGACCTCTGCGAGTTGGACAAAACTCTGATCATTAAGGTCATCAATGGTTTTTTTGAATAAAGTTGCTGTAATTTTCAGTCTATCAGCGCCAGGAGCAGCAAAATTGTTATAACCCTGAGCATTATCATTCAGAGAGGGGTCAATATCCGAAGAAACAATGGATTCTACGACATTTAGACCAACTCTATAACTTGGAGTATCACCATATTGATCTAAAATGATCAAATCCGAGTAAACATCAACAAAATAACCTCTCAGGAAGTAAACTCCGTCATTGATTGCAAATGCAGAGGCAGTTGCAGCAGCATTTGTAGCAATTGTTCTCGAAAAACCTTCTCCAGCAGCAATAAAAGTGGTGCTAAAGGTAATATTTTCGTCTGTCAGCAGGACTTCATTGTCCAAAAACTGCGAAGTTGCCAAATCTGTGCTGCTCGACTCAAAATAATCAACATAAAGTGTGAAATTGCTCCTCTCAGACTGCTCATCAGTGATGTAAGTGACCACTTTTGCGGTGATTCCAGAGGTTTCACCAGTAATTGTTTTGCCAACTAACTGATCCAGATAGACCGAAACAGGAATTCCGAGGAATTCTGACTCAATTTGAATGGCATAGAATGGATTCAGGTAAGTTACGCCACCAGGAATGACCTGTGCTCCCTCTTTAAAGAGGTGATTACCAACATCCTCAACTTGATTTTGAAGAATTGATTGAAGAGTAGTTAGTTCTCTTGCCTGAACAGGATATCCAGGCTTAAAGAGGACCTTATAATAGTTACTCTGTGGATCAAAGTCGTCAAAATAAGGAGCAACGTTGAGGTTAGTTTCCTGTGGCATGATTTTTTAGAACTGCAAGATAATTTTTACGTCTTCTTTCTGAGCTGAAGACCTTGTAACAGAGGGTCTATTGTCAATGTAAATCATGTTTCCAGAGTATTTCTCAGACTCAGGTTGAGAAACACCATCTACAAAAGTCTGACCGAGGTAATATGTCCTACTATTTATTACCGTGGAGACACCTTGGAAACTGGTTTGAATTGCCAGATTTGTGCTTCCACCAAGAATGGTGAAACTGCCTCCAGAGTTAATATCTGCAGTGAATCTATTCAAGTTGAAACCATATTCTGGATCTGTATTTGCAGACCCATCGGTGTTGAAACCTGCAAGAGAGAAGTCTTGCCAATACTTCAGAACACCTGTCAACTGATCATAAGAGACGACTCTACCAACAGCAGTAGATCCAAGACCAACAGTTTGTGTGATTTCAGAGTCTGCTGTAAATGATGCAGAACTATAACCAGTTCCAGTCAACTTAAGTGCATAAAGAGCACTTGCTTTATCCAAACTCAATTTAGAGGTTGAATTGTATGCTAATGGATTTTCAAGAAGACCAACTGCAGCAAACTGGTTACCAGTAATAAAGTCTGGATTCTCGGTATCATTTTCAAATCTGGAGTATGTCAGAACATTATATGCTCCTAACTCCCTATAGATGTCAGCACCGTGACCACCTGGAGGTGGAATGATAACATTAAAGGATGGTGCAGTAGTTCCTGCAGGAACTCCACCTGCCACAAGGTCAAGAGTTCCAAATGTATAACCTGAACCACCCTTAGAAACCGTAACAGTTTCTATTTGAGAATCATTGTTAACTACAACTGTTGCTGTAGCACCTTCACCATCGCCAAGAATAGGAACTCCAGTATAAGTTTTATTTGGATCACCAAGTGCAACACCCCTATTTCTAATTGTTACAATCTTGAGTTGACCACTTGCTGCAGCATTATTTCTAACTGGTGCATAGGTGGCATTTGTATTCCAATCGGAAGGAACAGGAATATAGTTTGTTGAATCAAACTTAATTGCCTGTGAAGGACTGATGGTATACAAATACTTCCAGATATAACCGTCACCACTGGAACCAGCAGATCTTGGTTCCAAGTCTGTAAAGGTAGGTTCGTCTAGTGAAGGACCACCTTGATAATTGTTTTCGGGGGTAGCATTATTAAAGAGGCAAACATAAACTCTATAGTCAGAGTTCATTACATAATAATTGGCAGCATAGATATTAAAAACACCCGATGGTTGTGAAGGGTTGTTTCTGCTAATATCATTCCTCCACATATCATAAGTCACACCTGATGCCCAAGTTGCTTTTCTAACAACCTGACTTACATCACTTGGCGCAATCTTCTTCAGCGCCAGCATTCCGTCCCAATATGTATTATTGATCTGCTCAAAGTTATCAATAGGAGAAGGGGGAGTTGTGTCCCAGTCAGATTGATAATCAGAAGCATTAGGGATGCCAATGAATGTGTAATAAGAATTTGAACTGGATTGAACCCCAGCGACAAAATTCTTTGCATTCAAAATACGAAGTTGGTCAGTAATTATCGCTGCCATTTGTAAACAGAATTTTCTTTATTTATTAGGATAATGTAAAGCTGGTTGACCCAATCCCACTTGCAGTAAATGTCAAGACACTTCCCGAAAGAGTAATTTGAATAGGAGTAGTATTTCCTACACTTACAAAACCACCAGTAGCAGTGATTACACCAGTAACATTGACTCCACTAGAGTTGCCTGTTACTGCCGAACCGACCACGATTGAAGTAAAACTTGGAGTTGTTGAAACACCAACCTCAACGGAACCAAAAGCGGTTGAAACACTTACATTTGTTCCTGCAGTAATCTGAGAAACAATGCCAACAAAAGTCGTGGTTCCATTACCTACTACATTATAAATTTCATTAAAATTGTCGTTGATTTTATCAGCACCTACACGCAGACTATCGCCCGTGCCATCATTAATAGTGGTGCCGATACCAACTAACTGTTTTGCCATTTCCTGTCAAGACTTTTTAGTATTTAGTAGTTAAGATGTATAATTCTTAAACTTCAAGGAAGCACTTCTAGTTACAAGAGCAGAGGTTGAAATGCCAGTGTAACCATTATCACCATAGAAGTTGAATTCTTGAGCATCTGATCTTCTTTGAAGATTAATAATGCCCCAACTAAAGTCACCCATATCAGGAAGATTTGTGTAACCAATTCCACTTCCAACAGTATCTACATTAACAAATACTCTTCTGCAAGTAGTTGTGAATCCAATGGTGGATCCTGCACTAATGAAGATGTCATTATCCTCAAAACTATCAACTTTATATACACAATCCAAGAAGGTTGTTCCAATACCAATAGATGCTCCACTCTCATCCTCTGACGCAAATGTGCTACCAATGCTAATATTAGTATTAAATATTGTCAGATAGTTGGCAGTTGAGATGCCACTAACTGTAACAGCAGTTCCTACGACATTAGCGTCTCTCATGAAGGAATCAAGAGAGATGAATGTATCAAAGTAGAATTGATTTTGTGAAGCAGCGACTGTGGTTCCAACACCAACGATCACTCCATAATCGCCAACATATGAAGTAACGTCAATGTCTTCAACAACTACACTTGGTGTTTCAATAAGAACAACAGGAGCATTTGTGCTTGTATAACCAGCACCTGCGCCAGTAACGGTCAGTGACGTAACAGAACCATTGCTGATAGTTGCAGTCGCAGTTGCAGTAACAGCGCCTCCTACAGGATCAGCAATTGATACTGTAGGTGTTGCAGTGTAACCAGCACCAGCAGTGCCAACTACCAGTGAAGAAATTGTTCCAGCAGCAGAGACAACTGCTGTTGCTGCAGCAGAGATTACTGTATCTTGTGATGTAATGGTAATTGCATTCTGGAAATCTCTGAAGTTGGTTTCATTATTACTATTGAATAGTGGTCTTACACTATCAACAAATAATGTTTGTGTAGTAACGCCAACATTTTTAAGGATATAGGAAGCAGGATAAATGTTAGGTTCATATTCTATTCTATCCTTGCCAATCTTCTGTCCATTAATAATCTTATCTGTGAGTTGCTTACACCAGGTTACGGGTCTGAACAGAGATCTGTCAGTTGTAACTCCAGGACCAGAATATGGGTTGGTATTGACGCTATCAACAGTATTGATGCCAACTATAGTTCTTGGATCTTGATCAAGTGCAATTCCCTGACCCTTTGCAGGATTGTTGTCGATATCAAGGGTGTCGCCAACCTTGATGGTTTCAAGAATATCTACAAATACAACGTCAACATCACCAGTTCCTTTGTAGAAGAAGATCTTAGAACTATCACCTGCTTTTGGTGCAGTTCCAAATCTAATCTTACTGCCACCATTAAAGTCATAAGAAGTAATTGGATTCTGCAGAATGTCATTGATAAAGACAAGCAGAGTATCTTCAAGAATGATTGGAGATCCTGCATCAGTTGTTGCAGAGAATGGTTCACCCCCCAACTTCAGAGCAAAGGTGGTTTGTGTTCCATCAAATTGATCAGCAATGCTGTCAAGAACTTGAAGTTGACCAATTGCCCAACCATTGAATTGGTCTGAGAATGACTCTTCAACTGTAATTTGGAATTCATCAAATGTCTTAGTAGTATCAGTTGGAATGCCTGATGCTCCACCGACATTGACTGTCAGAATATCACCTGGTTTGTAGTTGAAACCATAATCAACGATTGAGAAGTTGATTACACTAGAACCCTGACCAACTGTAATGTCTACAGTGCCACTTTCACCAGCACCTACAGGGGACTCAGAACTATAAACCAGAGGAACATTTGAATAAGGAAGTGGATCATCAAATACGACCAGTGGTGGATTGGTGCTGGTATATCCTGCTCCAGGATTGGTGATAGCAACGCTTACAATGTTACCACCACTAATTGCAGCAGTGCCGATGAATTCAATGTTAGGAACATCATCACTATAAGTCTGAACTCCAACATTGACTACAGTCTGAATTCCTGCTCTATAACCAGAACCACTGTTACCAATACTAATTGTTTGAATAGTTCCAGCAACAGAGACAGTTGCTGTTGCTCCTGCAGAAATCAAAGGTTGATAACCAAATCCTTCAGTACTACCAATTGTGACCATACGACCACCTTGAGGAAGGTCTGATCTGTTTGGATCATAACCATAAGGATCGTCACCATTTCCAGTGAACCTGATAGTTGTAATTCCACTCTCCTCAAGTGTATAATCACCCTGTTGAAGATTGATAGGTTGAACACCTTGTGGACTCTGGAAGATGCCATTGATCAGAATTACAGCATTGTCTGTTGCAATTCCTGTAACAGTGCTTCCACTAGATGTCAGTGTAAAGGTGCTTTGAATGCCTGTAAATTGATTTGTGATGTCATCAAAGATATAGTTCTTGGAATAAGTCTCATCAGAAGAACCCTTGACACCAGATCTCATAAACATTCTACCCTGGAAAGTAGAACTGGTTGTAATACCAGACCAATCAACACCATCAGGATCAACAGTTGCAGCTACGCCAACTGGTGTATTACCATATGGTGCACTTGTGAAGTGAAGAGTATTGTCAACGATATTATAGTTGCCACCAAGTTTTGTTACAAGAGCGCCAATGCCATGAGAAGCAAGAGATGTTCCCAACTGTTCTCTTCTTACAACAACATTGTTTGCGCCACCAACACCAACAGCAACAACAATCATAATCTCATCATCAATTTGGATAAGATCTTGTGCAAATATGGATGTAACTCCAGTTAGTGCAAAGTTAGTATTAAAGATGATGTTTTGATCAAGTGCTGCAGTAACACCCGCAGAAACAATTGGCGACTGGATCATATTATCAATAGCAACGATCACTTTTGGATTTTGATTAGTTGCTGTGATACTATGAGAAGTTCCAATACCAACAGAGTTAACTACAAATGTATTTGGAGGTTCTGCCAGAGCATTTTGTGCAGAAGAAGCAAATCTGAGGTTCAGATCACTCTCTTTAACGACATACAATTCATTTGGAAGTTTGTCAGTATTACCGATGCCAGGAACTGTTGTGGTTGCAATACCAATTGCTTGTGTTGTTCCTGCACCTGCCCAGTTGTAGTAGACTTTTTCGCCAGTGACAAAGAAGTGCTCAGGGATCTTAATGAAGTTCTTTGTGATATCAACAATTCCAGAATCACTTCCATCAAAACTTCTCTGGAAGATATTCAAACCATTGTGCGTCAGACCGAATGATGTCTTGACATCTGCAAGAGACCCATTATACTTTTGACGATCAGTATCAATTACAGTATTATTAAAACTAATGCCAGTAGCATTATCATTCATATCATAGACGAACAACTGCATAGAGTAAACTCTAACTTGCATTTCTGCATTTGCAATTGGTGTATATGTCAACTGATAATTGCCACCTGCAGTATCAAAACCAACAGTTCCAAGATTATCACTTCCTGTAAATACATTTCCATACTCAACAATAGAATCTTCATTCACAGTTGCTTCAAGAGTGATTGCTTCAAACATTTCAAACTGTGAGTTTGTCATGTCTTCAACTGAAACAATGAAGTAAGATGCTTCAATTGGTGATCTGAATTCTGCAATTGTATTTGCTGTTGGCGATGCAGAAGCAGCAATGTCAGTTTTGTAAGTAACAATGTCGCATACATCAAGATTTACAGAAGAAACGCCTACAACAGATGTGTTTGAAATTGATACTACATTAGTATTTGCAGTCAATGCAACAGATACATTTGAGTTAAAGTCAACTAAGATATTGGAACCATCAATTCTAGCACTGAATGTTCCAAACCCAGTAAAGTCTGGAGTATCACTCATTTGCAAGTCACCATACTCTAAAACAAATACGTTTGTTCCATCATGAATCAAATTGAGTTCTGAAGCGGTGAACTTAGAGTTGGCAGCATCTTCAATTTGAACCAAAAGTTTGGATGTTCTGAAGGATGATCCGATTGCAACAATAGTTGTGGATACACCTGCAGCAATTGCTGTTCTATAACTATTGATCAGTGTTACTTCACCAATATTAGTAGAACCAACACCAACAATATTATCAAGGGCATTGAATGACACTGTAGCAGTATCGTAGCTGCTATATTGATAATCTTCTGGATAGAAGACTACATCAAAACCGCCAGAGGATGGAAGGTAATCATAATAACCAAGTTCTGCTCCTGCTTCAATTAATCCATATTGTTGGAAGTAACCTTCGGTCCCATCTTGGAGAAGAGATATAACACTTACCTGCTTCTCATCATCAAGAGAAGCATCCTTAGCAAAGGTAATCAGTTTGTTGTAAACATAATTTGTTGGATAAGATGCAATTGGTTCATAAGGTTCTGGTCTCTCATTGCTATTGAATGAACCACTGAAATCATCAATAGTAAGAACTCTATTTCCAATTGACTTAAAGTAATCATTGAGAATAGTATTATCAAATACAATCTCAGTTGAAACAATTGTTCCATCAGCATTTGCTGTAACTTCACTTACGATATCAAAATCGGAGAAGCAGTTGAGGTAACCAAAACTGGTGATATCAACAACAGTTTCAACATTGCTATCTTCTGGGGAAGCAATACCTCCAGGTCTATCCTCAATACTTTCAATAACAAAGTCTGCAAACTTAGCAAAACCAGCAGTGTGGTTCAGTGCACTGACAGGATCATTCCAGGTTTCATAAGGAACCTTGGCCTTAAGTGAGTATGAGAGATTCTGATAATACTCATTGTTTGGCATTCTCTGAAAATTGTCATTCAGGAAACCAGAATTGGTTTGCCATCCATCATAAACTGTTGCACCTGCTCCAGTAATGACTTGTGCATTAAAGTTTGTCTTTTCTTCAATGACACCCTGAGTATTAGAACTTTCGCCAATAACCTTGGTTCCAACAACAAACTCTTTTGGAGTGCTTACAAAGAGATACTCACTAAGTTGATCTGATCTTTCGACAGTTCCTTTGTTTTTACCATTCTTAACTACTTCATTTTGGGAGAAGTTATTGATCTTAAGAACGGGATCAAATACTGGGAACTGTTTCTGCGGAATTGCTCTACCTGCAGAGTTTCCAGAATCAAAGTTTCCAGGGAACTGACTGCCAGTCAGGTAATCTGCCAAACTATATTCAACATATGCTCCCGATCCACCTAAAGCAGTGTTCAGACCAGTTACTGGGAACAATGAGTAGTTGTAATTCTTAGAGTTGTAACCCTTTCCAGTAGAGTTGATACCAACACTGATATTCTCAACCATAATATTTTCGCCAACTTCGTATGGGAAGTCTTCATTATTACTGAATTCAGCGTCAAGGAAAAGTCTAACAGTCTTTGTTCCAGAAGTATAAGTCAGAGAAGAAATTCCAACGCCATTAGAGTTGCTGGTTGGAAGGATTCTGGGAGGTGTATTATACATTCCAGAAGTGTTCTTGATAATAGAAACTTGTGTATCTCCAAGTTCATATCTCAAATCCAGATCAGTAATTACTTGATTTGTGAAACCATCAATAACAACAATCTGTGGTGCTACAAGATAATTTTGACCACCAGAAGTAATGCCAATGCTCTCAAAGGAAGCAAGCAGATTCATCTTGAGGACTTCGGGGAGATTAGCAACCAATCTTGCTGTCTCATCAGAAGGATATTCAAAACCAATATTGTTCAGTCTGGTGTCCAGAATTCTACCAATGCTTGTGCTACTTGGTTGCAGAATTGCTCCAGATCCAGTAGCAGTGATTACTGAGGTAATACCTGGCAGAGTCTTGTAATCATAACCACCATTAAAGACCTTAAACTTGGTGATGGCACCATATGCAGACTTGGAGTTTGTCTCATAGGTTGTCTTTGAGTTTGAAGAAGTGTATGTAGTGACACCAGGTCTGTTTGGAATATTGTATGTAAAGGCATTTGTTCCTACACCAGATATGGTGTATGTGCCATCATATTCAGTGGGAACCACTTCGATTTCATTGTAGTTCGCTACAGTATCATCAATAACAATTTCACTTTGAACATCTGGAATAATATTCAGATTTGTTGGAACAAATTTATAGAAGAGATTCTGTGGAATATAATCACTGACTGACAGAGTGACCTTTGCAGTTGTGTCAACACCAATGGTTCCACTCTTTGTTACTTCAAATGTGCTTGACTCACCAGAAGTCAAGAATTCTGTTGTGAACTTCTTGTCCGAATAGATGTTAAAGTCAAAGGCAGAGTAATTTACATTATTATTGAAGAATGACATTGAGGAGTCTGACAAGTCAAACACCAGTGAGTTATTTCTACTTGGTTTGACTACTGGATTAATCTTAGAGAGTGTTCCAGTTGATGCAGTTCCAATGTTAACATAATTTGGTTCTGCAGCATTTAACTCAAACTCTTCAGTGACCAGACGAACTTGAGTTTCATTATAAGGAATGACATAATACATTCCCTGGTTGACAAGACCACTAGATGGTGAATCAGATGTATAGATTACTCTATCACCAAGAGCAAAATATTCTGTGCCGAAACCAATTGTGTTAAGGGTAAGATTAATATCGCTTGAAGAGAAGTCTCTTGGATCAAATACAATTCTTCTATTGTATTTGTTATACTTGACCTTAACTGTTTTTGTTGAAGTTGGTTTTACAGAGATTGTTACAGTATCATTGCCTGTCAGACCATGAGTGGTTGCAGTTGAAACTGTCACAATGTTTTGTGAAACCTGACCAGAGATTACATTGACTCTGTTTGTGGTAAAACTGTGAGTGTTTCCTGTTCCAATGTTACCTGTGAAGTAAAGTAGTGAGAGTGATGTATTGACTCCGACGTAACCAACAGTTCCAAGACCAACTTTATTGGTGCTAATGCCAATCAGATCTTCTGAGATTGGAACAGCATAGAGAGAATTGAAACTATTGAGAGAAGTGAATGCAGCTCCTGTTACACCATTCCAAACCTGAGATGCTTGACCGCCATTAGTATTGTAGGTGATAACTTCATTCAGACTCAAACGGTGGTTGGGATAGTAAATCGACTGAATAGGAACAAAGACTTGAGTTGCTCCAACTCCAGGATTTGAGAAGGTTACAGTCTTACCAGCACCAGCAACTGCTACGGTGCCTACACCAATAGATTCTGCTGGATCATAATACAACTGATCATTCAGAGTGTATGACTTGGTTGTTGTAAGACCACCAATGTTTACAGTGAATTTTTTAGGATCCTCAAGGAGAATCTCTCTGTTGGTGTGTGCAACTCCAAGAGTGCCATCTTGTGCCCTAAGAACTCTGATTCTTTGTGATGCAGAATCAATGTTCAGAACCTTAACTCTTTCATCTTCAATTTGAAGAATGTCATTGACTCTGATGTTTGGATATGTAAGAGGTCCTGAAACGTAGAAGTATGCAACCTCTCCAGTGGTTGCTGTAGCGCCAACACCTAGTGTCAAAACAAAGTTATCACTTCTAACACCTACAGTGTAACTTCCATTGAAACCTTTGAAGAATGTAGAGATGCCAGAGATCTGGACAGTATCTCCATTCTCTAAGTTGTGAGGAGCAGAGGTAGTAAATCCAAGATAAGAACCACCATTTCTAATGAACTCTACATTGTAGAAGGTTGTAGTTGCAACACTAACACTAGAAACAGTCTTACCGAGAATACTTGAGACTTTGACATCAGCATCTCTTCCACCAGTATTTCCATTATTGAAATCAATCTTATCACCAACTCTATAGTTGATGCCACCAGTTAGAATTCCTACTTGCTCAATTGAACCAGTAGATGTTGCTGTAATATCAATTACTTGCTTTTGAACTGTGTTGGAGTTAAAGATATAATCATAACCACTCTTAGTATCATTGGTATGATACTCTGCAGTGTTTCTCAGGAGACCAGACTTTTGAATGTCATAGAACTCTTGATTTGATCTAAGTCTGAAGTTGAATGGATTTGGTTCAGACTTATAAGAGTCACCAATCAAATAGGGGAAGATAGGTCTCTTATAATTCTTAAATGGTCCATCAGAGTCTACATTATTATTGATAGTGGTAAAGTATGCATAGACACCATTTGGATAATCTGGTGTTACACAGAATCTGCCATTGTGTTGGTCAAGGTCTCCAGTCCCTGTAAAAGTAAAGTCTTCAATGAAGAAACCAGAAGGGTAGATTGTGAGAGGAGGTCTATTTGCTGCATTTGCTTGTGTTTCATAACCAGACAACATTCTTCTTACAGAACCACCAGTGTTTTGTGCAAAACCAAATGGACCATAGATTGGATTGCCATCATACGCCCATCCAATGATTGGTGAGTGATATTCACTATCTACCTCTACATTGTCATCCAAAACAAGGTCTGGATTTCCATAGAGAGAATTGTCTGCATCAGAACCTGATACAGAGTAAACTGCTCTTCTTAGTTGTCTTGCTGCATAGACGTGTGAATACTCAAGAGAGGTGTCATCAATGTTTTCATCAAGGAAACCATCATCTGTTGTAATGTTATTAAAGTTTCTCTCAAAGAGATTGATATTCCAGGATCTGATATTTGCAGCAGCAATTGCTCCTGAACCCGCAGGGATAACATTGATAGAAGTTTGATTGTGGTAACCAATACCACCATTAATTACCTTAACATCTACGATTGCACCGTTTCTAATAATAGGTGTCAATCTAGCATAGTTTCCAGTAGAACTATTAATTACCAAGTCGGGTGGAGAGTTGTAACCACCTCCGCCATTATTGATGATGACCTCTGAAATGCTTCCATTGTTGATGACAGGGACCAATACTGCATTTTCACCACTTCTGAAAGTGATGCTTGGTTGCCTATTAAAGTTGATGATCTCCGATGCACCATAACCAACACCAGCACTTGTTAGATCGACAGATTCAATAGTTCCTCTAAAGACTGGTTGAACAACAGCAGCAAAACTTTGACCTGCTCTTGTAGAAATGCCTGTTGTTCCCTCAACAGAAACTGTGATTGGTTTATAATTAAAGTTTCCAGATCCTTCACTATGAAGATTTACAAGGATACCATTATCATAGTAGTAATCTGTTGCAGTCGATCCTACACCAACTTCAGACAGTGAGAAGGTATTATTGTCTACCTTGACAACATAGTAGTCCTTAGTTGTAGACAGACCAATGATATTGGTTCCAGCATATCCTACAATCTCTTTTGAATTATAACCATGATTCGTGATAGTGAACTGATTGAGTGAAGTGCTTACACCAGCAGTTGGAATAGTTCTCTGCTTATTTTGATATCCACTACCAGGATTAGTTACTACAATATTGGTAATGACATTCTTTCTTGTAGCAGACTTCAGTGTTTGTAGTCCAGTGCCCAGAGATGTCAAATTGACAGTATTGATGCCAGCGCTAGCATCAGAGGGTGTAGTATAGAGTTTGACCGTAAAGTTATCAACTACTCCAACATAGTAAGACGCTTCTGTAGAGAGACCGCCAACCTTAGTTTCATTTCCTGCATTATAAATGACTCTTTCGTCTTGACCAAAGTTGTGATAGGTTGTGAAACCAATTGTATCTGCAGTTGTGTCTACTCTATCAGTCGAATTGGCAGCAAATGATACTGAGTGGATGATAGCAGACATGTTGACTTCTGCTGCAGCATCCTTACCATTACCACCACTGATTCTTACAGTAGGTGTGCCAACATAATCAAAACCACCACTGATAATATCAATCCTCTCCAAACGACCAGTTACGCAACATTTACCTGTTGCTCCTGTTCCTACTTCATCGGTAATGTAGAGTTCTGGTGGTGTAATGACATCATAGTTCTGTCCACCCCTCTCAATTTCAAATGACTGAATGTCACCATACAAAACTGAGTCAGTAGACTTGTAGTTTAAGATCTCAACACCATTTACCAAGATACCACTGTAACCTGGTGTTGTCTTATATTCACCACTCTTATTGACAGGTGGAAGAATATTTCTATAAATCTTCTGAGGTTGAACAGTCTTCAGATAAAAGTCATAGTAAATGAACTGGTTATTGGTAACTGTTCCATTAAAAGTAACATAACTTGCAGAGAACAAGTCTGCCTTACTTCTGGCAATACTAACAGTTGTAGAGCTAACTCTCTTAATGTAGTAAATGCCAGCATCGACACCTTCAAAACTGTTTGTGGTTGTGGTGACGATCTGTGCACCACTTGGAGTTGTGGTAGTTGTTTTGGTTACAAATGGCTTATACCAGATAGCGTCTCCAGTATAGAAACCATGATCAGTAGAAGTTGTTAACTGGATTTCTTTTGTGGATGTAAATGTTCCGCTAAAGGTTACCTTTTTATCATAAGGATTAGCAGGTGCCTCATAATGTGGAAGCGAGTTTGATGCTACAATTACATTCTCAGAGAAATCTGTGTATGTGTTTTGAACATTAGCAACAAAATTACCAATTTGAGAATACTTAGTGGAGTATCCCTTCAACAACTGGTTTTCAATTTCAAATGAATGGGCAACATTAATAGAAGTAGTAAGGTTGACAATCAGTGATGTTGAAGATCTAACAACACTAACACTTCCACTATAGTTGCTTCCATCAGTTACATCTGTAAGAAGAATATCATATCCAACCTTCAAGAAGTGTGGATCATATGTATTGATCTCATAAGAGTTTTCTGTTGCGTCAATAACAGAAACACTTGCTGCTTCCCAATTGGTTTTTACATTGAAGAACCAATTCTTCGACTGCTCTTTATAATCTTCAATACCAATAGACTGAAGTTGAATGGTATCGCCCTTTTTGTAGTAGTAGGGTGACCCATCAAACTTGATATCTTTCAGTGTTGAACTAATTCTTACCTGAATTTGCTCTGAGGTATTAATGCCAACATAAGCATATGAATAGTCATCAAATCTGATGTCAGTGGTTTTAGTCAGAGATGTGGTGACGCCACTAACTGATAAGAACTGGTTATCATTCTTATCAAGATATTGAATGAGGACATCATCACCATCAGCATCTTTAGCAATGAGGTTACCAGTTGCAGCAAAACCAACAGTAGAATCTACATCAATGATTGATGAACCTGCAGAAACTCCTGTAAGAATCTTTGTCTGAGAATTTGGTTTGAAACTACTATAAACTGTTCCTGTTACATCAATGTCTCTTTGATAACCATAGTCAATAGAAATCTGATAATATTGACCTTGATCATACTGAATCTGTTCAACATTAGTTACAGAACCTCTAGCGCCTGTAGAGTCTTGGAACAGAGTCAGATTTTGAAGTTGAAGAGGATCACCTAGAATCTGTTCAACTACCAGATCTTGAGTGATTTTATAATCTGCATTAGAAGGACGCAGCAAATATTCTGCTGGTTTGATTACATCTACATCTTCACCATACAATGCTCTGAACAGAATCTCAAATGATTGATCTGTTCCTTTTGACTTATAGAAACTATCTGCATTGAAGACAAAGTTTCTTTGATCAAGACCTGAATATAATTGTCTTTCAGTAAAACCAGGAGTGACCTGATACTTGAGTTTCTTAAAGAACTCTTGAAGGAATAGAATATTCAGATTGGAGATAGTTGCTCCAGATTTGTGTATATTTGCCTCTGTAGAAGTAAATACCAACTCATCGGGGGTATTAGTCCCAACGTAACTTGTAACGCCACTGAAACCCCTTGTACAGTTAACAAACGAGGAATCTGTCTTATACTCATAGGTGATGATCTCATCATCAATTTTGATCAAACCATTGGTTTCTGGGAATCCTTCAGTAAAGTTTCCATTCGCAGAAGTTGCAATGGTTGTGTCAGTATAAGAGATGTCATTCAGTAAGACAGTAGAAGTTGTCAGTCTAGACAACTCATCAACTTTCACATACTGATCAAGGTTTTGAATCAGGTCATATGTTCCACTTTCAAATTCTTGTGAAGCATAATATTGCTGCAGAAAATCTGTAAGGAGAGGAAAGTCCTCCTTTACATAGTCAGGGAGTTGACTAGCAACAATGTCCTGGAACTTGACTCTATCTACTGCCATTTATCGACTGCTACTTAGTAAGAATAATTGGAACCACTAGAACCAGTGTTAGAACTGGTAGCACTAGAACTACTACTATTTACCGTAGTTCCAGAAGTAGTATTTGTGTCTGTTGTGACTAGAACTGGTGTTCCACGAACCAGACTTCCATTTGCGTAACTAGAAGAAACTTTATAGTTACTTCCAGAAATATCATTACCAGAAGAAATGTTATCTTGGATCACATTGACAACTACATTTGAGTTATCTAATTGCAAATATAGGTCTTGAAGACCAATCACATCATTAGAATATGGTGAGGCAGAGATCTCAACAAATGATGTTCCATTCTTCACAACTCTAGTTGAGATAATGTTGATGGGGTTCAACTTAATCTCACCTTTTTTATAATCAATGGTTCCAATATTTCTTTTAACAATAACTGGTTGAGTATCTGAGTCTAATTTAAAGAGAAATACAGAACCTGTCTCTAAATCACTATTTGCTTGATCACCAAGATAAACTGTTCCACTAATACCACTAACTGTGAAACCAGAGGATTTGATATTGTAACTCACTTGTCCACTGTAAGTTCCGTGTCCATGATTTTTCACATAGAATCTATTTCCATAACAAATCTCATACTCAGCAAACTGATTCAGTTTTGCTTCCATGTCTCTTCTGATATCAACATTTGTGATGTTAGAAGTGATTGACTCTTGACTGTCGTCGATAATTTTTTGGAATTTACTATACTTGAACCTTGCACCAAATTTATTGAGTTCGGTTGAATCCGAATAATTTACAATATTTTCAGAAATAATCGTTTTTAGATTTGCAGCACTAGATGCTAAGTTTGTATTATAATAAACACTTGAATTAGTTTCAATGTAGAGATATTTTAGATCAACAATTTCAGGAACAATACCTGCAACACTATACTGCTTTAATGCTGACTGAATGTTTTGCTTAATGGCAGAAGAAAGAAACACACCATTATATGGTTTGATGCTAATGAATACTTTACCATATGCAGGAGGTGAAAGGTCTTCACCACCAAAGGCAGAAACTGATTCTGTCTCAGCATAGATGTTTGGAACAATTGCCTCGTAGTCAGATGCTGTTACTGCTCTATTCTGAGAAGCATAGATTTGAGTAGCATACTTCTTGACAGAATTTACAGATTCAATTGCCTTACCGCCGTAAGATGATTGGTTAGTAGTAACAATTGAGATACCGTTTGTTACTACCGATCCATTGTTACTAACTAATGAACCAGAGAAAGAGAAGTTAGCAAGATTATTGCCACTCTCACCACTAGTGACAATATAATTTGCAACGATTACATTGGGTTCTTCAGGTTTGATACCAAACACACCGTCACCGAACAAGAGTTCATATCTCTCGTCAGAGACCTCTTGGAGGAAGTATACGGGCGATGTAGCGGTGATATCGAACAAACTATCGGACTGTCTGTATTTTCTCTGAACCGATGATGTTGCCGATTCTCTTACTGTAACATTGATCAGTGAGGTATCAATGCCACCATTACCTAAGATATATTTTTGATCTGGTGTTCTAGAACTTACTGTAAATTTTTGCTGTAAGAAAGATCCTTCATAGACATCAATATCATTAAAGTATGCAGTCCCTGTAGAATCAACTGGAACTGTAATGTCTGATGGGATTGAAAATGTATAACTTGTATTACCAAATGTATTGGATGTAGTCAGAACTAATCCCGCCTGCAAAGTAACGGTAACTGCAGTTGTATTTGATACATCTACAGAGAATGAAATATTTGCTACTGCTGCTTTTCTGGATCTAGGGACATAACCAATATTCCTTGCAAGAGAAACTACATTCTCTCTCAAGGTAGCACTATCAATAAACACCTCATTCGTCACCATGTTGGCGTTGTATGAAGTGATATATGTGTTATATGCTAACAGATCAATAATGGTGGAAAGATTAGACCCTTCATAATCATAGTCAGTAAAGTTTGAATTCGTCTTCAGGTAATCCTGAATAGAAGTCTTTATCTGATCAAAGTCTAAGTTGCTAAAATTGACTAAAGGCATTTACCTAGTGGGTTGCAATGCGAATGTGAGTTGTTGTGCAGGAACTTCAACACCAATAATACGATATTGAATTCTTACATTCATAGCATTCTCATCTGGATTACCAGTAACATTAACATCAATCAATGAAACTCTCGGTTCGTAACTTTCAATAACTTGAACGATTTCATCACGAAGAACAGATGCAGTAATGGTATCAATATTTTCAAAGAGAAGACCATTAACACCCGACCCTAAAGTTGGTGCAAATGGTCTCTCTCCTCGTTGAGTCATTACCAGATTGCGGAGTGACCTGGCAATGGCACTTTCATTCTTTAAGGCAATCAAATCGAAGTTCAGCGGATTGACCTGAAAAGAGGCACTAATGTCCTTAAAACCTTTACTGACTCTTTGTACAGGCACAGTAATATACAAGAATACTTGAAGTTATTTATTACACTAAAACTCATTTAATGGAATGGGTTCCGTGCCATACTCCCAGTCATCATAATCTTGATCATTGCGAATTCTTTCATGCAGTTCTGATTGCTTCTTCAAGTCATGCTTCTTTGGAGTGAGACTATCATTTGCAATCTCACGAAGCATTTCTTGCTTTGGTTCTGGATTTGACCAATAATCTGTAATCAAACTAGTTGTCCCCCATGTTTCTTTCATATAATTTGCATTCCTATCTGGGTTTGGGTTGTTAGCCATCTGTTGGTTCCTGATTAGGTTGAACAGAACTTTTTAAGGGGTTGCTATCCCTTTCTTTTGCTGTCTTCCAAAAATACTCATCCTCATTACCCATGCCAAGTCTATCATA